TACGAGCCAGAGTACCAGCGGGTATGCTATACTCGGCAGTATTATAGGCATCTCCATCATTAATGTCCCACTCGTTCTCCACAAGGCAAACCTCATTGGCGTCGTGAGACACACAAGTCATCACGATAGCGGGCTGTCCCCATAAGGTTGTCTTTTCGTCAACTCGGAAAATCACATTCGCCAGAGCGGCAGAAGTCTTCTTGACTTCCATCACAGAGGTCGTTGCATTCTTCACTAAAGCAACAAGTAAACCATTTGTCAGAGCTTCGCCAGCAGGATGAGTACCATCATACACATAGCCCTGCAGCTTGGTCATATATCCAGCCATTTTATATCCTCCTCTTGTTACACGCGATCATACAGACCATTAGTGTCGCCAACAGTCATTGATGCGTAATACATGGTAAAAGAGTCATCGTCTTTAGACTCATCATCTTTCTGCTCGGCTTCCGCGTTCTTATGAGCAGCCTCGTCAGCTTCCTTCTGAGCAGCCTCAGCCTTCATCATTTCAGCAACAACAAACTCATAATTCATATCGTTAATAGCCTGAGCAATAGTCTCGTCCTCAACATTAAGACCGTGAGCAGAAGCATAAGTCTTCAGTTCGTTAATTTTATTCTCAAGAGCAACACGAGCAGCCTCAGCTTCAGCGGCCTCAACCTTCTCCTTATAAGGAGTCAGTTCAGCAATCTGAGTCTGAAGAGATTCAATCTCAGCAGTCTTCTGAGCAACCTCATTCTGATACGCTTCTAACTCGGCCACCTTATTAGCCACATCCTGTGTGCCAGCATTAATCTGGTTCTCCAGTTCGGCAATACGAGCCATAGCCTCTTCAAGAGTCATCTTTTTTTCACCATCCACTTCATCGTCCCCATCATCATGATCCTCATTATCAATTTGCCTATCGGCTTCATCTTCATTCAGATCATTGTCATGATGGTCATCTTCCTGCACTTCTTCATTCCGTTCTGTCTGATCGTCTTTCTTTTCTTCCTTGGTTGCGTTATCTTCCGCAACAAGCGTTAAAGCAACAGCTTCATCATAAGCAGGAACAGATACGACAGTCATACCAATCAGCTTGTTCCCCTCGCTATGATCAATCACGTATGTTCCATCATCTAAATATGAAACATCAGGTGTTTCAATTTCAAACGAAACACACAGTCGATTGTTGGCCCACAGGAACTTAATCGCATCACATATGGTCGCGTTTCTCTTCGGAATACGCGCCGTTCCCATGAGCGATACACCAAACTCGTCTGTTAACTTCTCAAAGCTGAGGAAAGAACCGATTTCCTCCGTATCGAATTTCCCGGTTTCGGGATCATAGTTATGCCCCAACGAAGATAAATCTCCACACTTGATTTTATTAACATCAGCATAGAGAGGTAAGCAAACATACCTTTCTGCATTGGCTATAATATCGTCAATAAATGCTTCTGTAACAACACCAGAGTTTCGATTCTTCATCGTAGAGAACATTCGAAAAACTACACTTAAATACGGATTAGAAGTTTCTTCGCCAAGAACGGAAAATGAAGATGCAGTAAAAAGAAACTTCTTCATTTTCAAATTCATCCTTTCACAAACAGTCGGCTTAGGAGGACGCCGCCCGATTGTTAAAGATCAATATATGCAAACCCAAATTGGGGAATGCTTAATAGAACGCACAACTGCAAACTAAAACGAAGGACGTGCCAACGTCTTTACAACCTCGTTGCAATACATACTCAATAGTATATATGGTTTCCATTAACAGCTAAACTCACAGTGAACCATCTGGGTTACTGGGCTTTGGCTGTTTTCCAGTTAAGGCTTTAGCAGGATCGGAAGTCCTTTCAGTATCGTCCATTTCAGGACGCCCTATTTTGACATCAGTGTCATCTATGTCATTTGAATTGTTATCTGTTTCTTCGTCAATGTCCGATGGACTCTTCAACTGGTCTATCTTCTTCCGCGCAACCTCTTGATCGTAATCGTACCCATGCACGTCAAGCATCGTCTTCGTAGACACACTTCCATCCTTCCAGAGCTTATAACAAGTCTCTTGAAATTTCGCACTGCCACTAAGATCAATCGGAGGGAATATGAACTTCGGAATTTTACTCCCAAGCGATCTGCTTACTGGGCCACCATTCAGGCGCTCATTGATCTTATCCATCATATGAGCAAAAGACTCGCGGGCTTGTTTAATCCGCATAGCCGCAGTTTGCATACTTACTTGTGCAGAAGCAAATGTACTACCATCTTCTGCATGGCCGCTCACAATAATTCCACTAATACCACCAGCAGACAAAATGTCATTATTAACATCGCGGTATTTATCATATTCAAACAGGTCTTTAGTATCGGCCTGAATAAACTTTGCTTCAGCCCAATTATTTGTTGTAGCCAAAGCCGTAGAAGACATTGCCCGCCTAAAAACATCGTTTACTTTACTTAACTGTTCAATATTTGGAATTACCTTATTGTCAGGGTCGCCATACTTCGCATGAACAAATCCAATACAACCGAGATTCAATATCGCAGTATCATATGCTTGTATTAATGCTTTGCGGGCAAAAGCATCAAGACATGAAACAAGAATCGGATATGCATACCGCATCCAGTCTTCCTTTACATCTTGAAACGCAAATGCACGTTCCGGGTTAAGCTGAACCCATTGTTCGCCGCGTTTAATCGCCTTTATAACTTCTGACGGAAAACCATATAATCTAACCTTTAACTCTTCGTCTTTCAAGAAATCCTTTTCAGCAAGAATACCCCTCTGAATAAAATCCCTACGAACAGACTCAGCGTCAAATTCAATCATTGGTTCGCCATTTTTAGAAACGTTACCGATTCTACATTTATGAACAGGTAATGTAATAATGGAACCATCTTCCATCAGATACACAAATACATTTGCGTATTTATAAAACTGATAGAATATACTCCACATGACCTTATCAAATCTAATATCGTGATAATACTTTTCATATTTTGCCTTTGTTTTATCACTCACTCCAACAAGGCGATATCCACCCTCAAGAGAAAACGGAGTATATACTTCTTTGATAATGCCTCTGTATATCGGGTCTTTATCAACAAAGTAATCGCTCAACATGTAGATATCATTAATGTGTCCTTCTTTATCTCGCAAGATCGCATCATAATCATAATTCTTAAGATCACCATTAAATGTAATTCTGCGGTCATTGAAGGTTTCATAAAAATCTTTCTGAGAGTCAATGGCAGCAACGACAGCCCGCACATCTACCTGTGGAGGCGGTGTATTATTATTTACTGACGCTTTTGACCACGGAAACCTTATTGCCATTTACTCCCCTCCTTTAAAGATAAGATACGATGCCAACAACCATATCTTGATTCTGTTGTGCAATTCTTCTTTTATTTTCTGCCTCAATCTGAGCTATATACCAAACACCCATTGCGATAGATGAATATCTATCTTTATGTTGTGTACTTTTTGCAGTATCATATAAAACATTACCAGCGCCAGATGACTTTGCAATAATATTACCCATCTCAACTTGCAACGCATCCGCTTCAATATATATCAACTTTTCTTCCAGCTTAATATTGTTACCATCATCTTCTGTGACATCTCTTGATGACATTGGCAAACAAAGTGTTTTCTGTTCGAGAGCAACACGCAGTGCGGTAATCAGTTCTTGGTTCAATTGAACATTCGCCTTAAATCCGTACAACATCTGAATGCCATGCAGCACATTTTCATCCTGAGTTATCCATGCAGGATATTCCTTATTGGTTTCTGGATCAACCCAAGGAGAACTCAAGAAACTCGGAAGCGAATCACCAAGACCACGCTGGTCGAATACGACCCGTTGTATATTTGGGAACCGGACATATGTCCGTCTAATCTCTTCAGCTAACTCGTCAAGCCTTCTACCATGATAAGTTCTCATGTAAACAAGATGTTTCATAATCGACCCATCTTCACGGTCAATACATTTGATAACCGACAACGCAGCATTATCTGCGTCCTTATCTTTTGATGTCGCAATATCGACCGACATTACATACCAACATGAAGTTCCTTTAGGTTGTGTATACTCAACAGACCTTAAATTCCTCATAGGCTCCGTCAATTCAAACGGAAGAACACTATTTGCTTCGTCACCAACAAAGATTGATTCGTACTCGGTAGCAAACACACTTTCAGGAAGCTCTTGCCTTCGTTCCTCAAAATATGCCGCCTTTGTAATCCCAATACGAATTGCACTTTTATAATCGAGCGCACAAGCAAACGCCTTCGGATCTCCACTCTTCATCTTCTTGTATGTAGTCACAAAATCCCTGAAAAAGTAGTTAGACTTCAAACACGCAGAAGTAATGCTGATCAATTTAGACTCATAATCTTCAAACCCAATCTGAACCGCCTTGTCTCTCGTAGTATTCAGAACAGGGATCGCTCCCTTTTTAATATCCTCTTCCTTAGCACGAGGAGCTTCATCAACAATAATAATCTTAGCACGTTCGCCAACTATAGTTGACAAAGAGAACGACTCAATCTTTGACCCGTTCTTTATCCACACAACACCTTTCTCTTTACTGATCGGAACAGGATCACGTCCAACAACATCTACTTCTTTCAAGTATTCTGGATACTGCCCAACAAAATCCCTTATCTTCCGCATAACGATAGTTGCTTGTGCGGCGGTTGCAGAAACTATTGCAATGTTTGTTTCAGGATATAGAATAGCGAGAGCAAAAGCACAATGACCAATTATCCAGCTTTTACCGTAACCACGGCT